TTAAATCATATTTTTGCCGAGGTGGACGAGTTGTCCTATAACTTGAAGATTTTCGGCTTCATCCTTTGAAAGTATGATTGGGGGATATTCTTCTCTATTGTCTGAAATCAACTCTACACCGTCCCAACGAATTTTCACGCGTTTCACCCATACGCTAGAACCGTTTTGCACTAAATAGATTTTATCGCCTTTGATTTCCTTTCTTTTTAAATCCACCAACATCTGATCGCCATCATCAATGGTTGGGCGCATTGAAATGCCGTCTGCCCAAAATACTGCCGCATATTTCGGGTTTACGCCCAGTTTACGAAGCAATGCCGCAGAATAAGGCGTTTGCTCGTCAGGCTTGGTTACGCCCTCATTAAAACTGCCGAAGCCTGCAGAAACATTGATAGATGAAAAACTGTCAATCATCAGCACGTTTTCGTTTAATGTTTCGGAAATCGGTGCTTTTTGAACTTCCTGCCCTTGTTCAAAGCCAAGTTGTCTTTGAACGTCTAATGGCAATGACGAATAGTGATATTCAACCGCACCACCTTGTACACCGTCCTTTTCTCTTTTTATCCAGTTTTGTGTTCTAGCCCTCTTGTTTATTCCCTGAGGCGAATTTGGTAGTCCTTCCAAGTCCTTTAGTTCATTTGCTGAAAACCACTCTTTGGCGTTTCTCATAACCCCACCTTTCAGAAACTTTAGTTTCTGCCTAGTTTCTAAAATATAACCTATTGATTATCAAAGCACTTTAAAAGCAACTCTAAAAAATATTAATTATTTTTCAGAAACCACTTGAGTTTCTGAAAACTTAGATGTATAGTTTCCATAGTTTCTAAAGAGTAACACCTAAGATTTAATCTAAAGAGTAAGGATAGCACATTATGAAAAAGAGTAAAAAAATATGCATCGCGCATACATCATCGCAATGATACAAGAGAAAGGGAAAACCTTGTCTCAATTATCCATTGAAGCTGGCTTACACCCTAGAACTTTAGGCAATGCGCTTGATCGCAAATATCCAAAAGGTGAACGAATTATTGCAGATTTTATCGGTATGAAACCTGAGGAAATATGGCCCGCTCGTTACGAGTAGGAGGATATATGGAAATGTGGATTTCAGCTCAACAGCTCGCAGTTTTAGAAACTATGCCTAGTTCCCCACAAGGGGTAAACAAGAAAGCAAGAGCAGGAAACTGGGAAAAAAGATAGGTTCAAGGTATTCGCGGTGTCGGTTACGAATACGCCTTCTCCTCTCTCCCACAAGCAACCCAAGCAGAGCTTTTATTAAAACAAAGTGCGGTGGAAATCGACAACGTTTCAGAAACACCCTGCGCGAGAAAAGAACTCAACTATTTGCCCGAAGTGATTTGGAAACCTTATGAAAAGGCGACTGATAAACAAAAGGAACACGCCAAAGCGAAACTTGTGCCACTGCATAAATTAGACGATTTAGTGAGAAACGGCTTGGAATTGATGACTGCTTTGGATGCTGTCGCGGAAGAATGCGACATTGCGAAAGGATCGCTCAAACGTTGGTATTACCAAGTGCGGTCGTTTGAACGTCCAGATTGGCTACCGTTATTGATTGCTAAACACAATAACAAGAAATCTGGTAAGGAAGCGGCATTTACGGAAGAAGCCTGGGAAGCCTTTAAAGCAGATTATTTCCGTAACGAACAACCGCAATTTGGTAGTTGCTACGAGCGTTTAAAACGTGCTGCAAGGGAAAACGGCTGGAACATCCCATCGGCAAGTAGCATAAAACGCAAAATTGAGCGTGAAGTACCTAAATTGGTACAAGTGCAATTACGCGAAGGTGATCATGCTGTGATGCAGTATTACCCATCCATGCGCCGCACCGTGGCGGAAATTGAAGCTCTTGAATGGATCAACGGCGATGGCTACCAACACAACGTGTTCGTGCGTTGGCATAACGGCGAGATTGTCCGCCCTAAAACCTGGATTTGGCAAGACATTCGCACCCGCAAAATCTTGGCATATCGCGTGGATTTAAGTGAAAACAGCGACACCATCCGATTAAGTTTGATGGATTTGATTTGGAAATATGGCATCCCGAAAAAATGCACCATTGATAACACCCGCGCGGCGGCAAATAAATGGATGACTGGGGGCGTGAAGAACCGCTATCGCTTCAAAGTGAAAGAAGATGATGTGACTGGGATTATCCCGATGCTTGGTATCGAATTGTTGTGGACATCGGTGCAATTTGGCAAAGGCCACGGGCAAGCAAAACCAATCGAACGTGCGTTTTCACACGGTGGTTTAGGCGAATTAGTCGATAAACACCCAAGTCTTGCAGGCTTTTATGCAGGCGAGAACGTTTATAACAAGCCCGACAACTACAACGGTGGCAAAGACGGCGTAGATTACGACACATTTATTTTAGCCATAGAAGATGGCATCCGCACTTTCAATGAACGCGAAGGCAGACAAACCGAAATATGCCAAGGCATTTACAGTTTCAGCCAAGTATTTGAGCGCGATTACGCCAAGGCGCAAATTCGCAAGGCAAGCGCAGAGCAAATGCGGTTTTTAATGTTGATGAGCGAAGCCGTTACATTGAGAAAAGACGGCACATTTGAGTTAGAAGCTGGAGGCAAGGTCAATAATCGCAAAAACCGCTATTTAGCGAGCGAGCTGATTGCCACAGCGCACCGCAAGGTGGTGGTAAAATTCGACCCGCAAGACTTGCACAATAAAGTGTGGGTTTACGGTTTGGATGGCGTGTTCTTAGCCGAAGCGAAATGTACAGATGCGGTGGCATTTGGTGATAAAGCGAAAGGCCGCGAACACGATAAAGCACGCAAACAAATGGTGAAAGCGGTGAAAGCCCAAGCGAAAGCCGCACTCACAATGAATGCACAAGAAGCAGCGCGTTATCAGCCTCAATTCGAGGAAGAAGACGCACCGGAGCCGAAAATCATCGAGCTATTCCGACAAGAAGGGAACGTAGTGCGCAAACACGAAGCAGTATTAGATGACGATGAAGAACCCAACGATTTTGAACAAGGCTGGCAAAAATGCCTTGAAATGATGAAAAAGGAAAAGGGGCTTTAAGCCGTATTTAAGGAGCGTTAAACATGACTTTAATTGAACAAATCAAGCAACTTTTAGACAACCAAATCTACACCCAGCGCGAGATTGCTGCACAATCTGGTGTCAATCCTGGGGCATTAAGTGCGTATTTAAAAGGCACTTATGCTGGCAATGTAGAAAAGGTTGAATACGCATTAAACAACTGGCTCGCTACGCGTGAGAAGAAAGAAAAAGTGTTTGTGGAAGCACCGCACTTTATCGAAATCCCGACCGCCAAGAAAATTTTTTCAGCGTTAGATATGGCCAAAATTTTACCAACCATGGTGACCGTTTACGGCGCAAGCGGTGTGGGCAAAACCAAAGCATGCCAAGAATACAAAAAAGTGAACCAAAACGTGTGGATGATTACCGCAAGCCCAGCGCGCGCCACATTAAGCAGTATTTTGTATGAGTTGGCTCTTGAGTTAGGCATCAACGATGCACCACGCCGTAAAGACCGCTTATCACGCCTAATTACTAAAAAGCTCAAAGGCACACAGGGTTTGGTCATCATTGATGAAAGCGACCACCTTCCTTATGACGCGTTAGAAGAGATCCGAATTATCCAAGAAGAAGCCGAAGTAGGCTTTGCGCTCATTGGTAACGATAAAGTTTACACCCGCATCCAAGGCGGCGTAAACCAGGCGCATGAATACGCGCGTCTTTGGTCACGAATTGGTAACAACTGCGGCGTTAAAGCTAGCACAAAAGGCGATATTAAAGCCATCGCGCAAGCCTGGGGGCTTGATATAGCCGACAAGGATTTAATGACCGTCCTTTATGACATCGGCGGCAAGGCGGGCGGCTTACGCGCTTTAACGCAATATTTACGACTTGCAGGCATGACCGCGAAAGGACAAGGCACTGTCATCACACTAGATCTCATTTTAACCGCCCAAGCACAAATGAAAGGAGCGAACTAATGGAAAACTCAGCAAAAATCAACCGCACTTTACGCGAACAAGCCAAACCGCACCCCGTGTTTGGCGGATGCAACAAAATCGCACTGGGGTATTTATCACAAGCGCAGAAATGCATAAACGAACTTAACAAAATGGGTTTGCACGTGGTGAATATTGAGTTCGACAAAATTAAACCGCGCGTTCGCATTGAGCAAAACGCTATCACGAAGAAATTTGAGAAAACTGGTCAAGCCTTTGCCTATATTCAAGGCAACGACGGCGCACATTGGGCGGAATATCAAATGATGGTGGAAGGCATCAAAGTGATTTGGCGTTCCTATTTACATTAACCAACAGGAGAAAAGAAATGGCTAAAAAAGCAACCCGCATTAAAACCGACACCTTTGCAGTGCGTTATCAAACGCGCGATGAAGTGGAGGTGGCGATTAAAGAGATCGGCGATTTAAACCGCGAATTAGAACGCCTTGCAATCGAACAAAACGACAAATTAGCGGCTATTACCGAAGAATACGCGCCTTTGATGAATGCAATCAAAGAAAAACTCTCTCCAAAACAAGATGCGGTGCAAGCGTGGTGTGAGAGCCGACGTGATGAACTCACGCAAAACGGCAAAACTAAAACAGGTTCATTTAATACAGGCGAAGTGCAATGGAGACAGCGTCCGCCAAGTGTGGGGATTCGCGGAGCGGAATCAGTGCTTGAAAGTTTGCGCACCCTAGGGCTTGTTCGATTCATTCGCACGAAGGAAGAAGTGAACAAAGAAGCCATGTTAAATGAGCCAGAATTAGCGGCAACGGTAGCGGGCGTCACGATTAAAACAGGCGTGGAAGATTTTGTGATTACGCCGTTTGAGCAGGTGGTGAATTAATGAAAGATACAACAGAACTTGAACGAGCTTACCGTTTCTATCAAGAAGCCAAACAAGATAAAGATGCTATTGCGTGCGGTTGTTTGAATGATGCTTATGAATGGATTTTTAACGAATTGAAAAAGCTGTTTGATAAACAAGATTAAAACCTATTTAAACGCTCTTTAAATCTCCCCTAGCCCCTCTTTACAAAAGAGAGGGAATGGGATAAAGGGCGTTCATAATAGGCTTTAAACCAACAGGAGAACCTTATGAACAAAAACATCAACAAGTTTGATCGCTTTAAATATTACAGTGAACAAGCGGCAAATAGCGAACGCAGAGGCGAACTGCAAGACGCCAAAGCGCAATGGGCGATTGCGGAACTTAACGCACCTAACGCACGCAATCAAGAGTGGTGCAAACACCGAGCCGCGTTTTGTGAACGAGTATTAAGAAAACCGTTTTAAGGGGGAGATTATGGCTGATTATATCGTGCGCTTATATGGCGTGATTGAAGTGAAAATGACAGCAGAAACACTAGAACAAGCCATTGAGTTGTGTGATTTGAACACTGCTCCTCCATTAACTGGAATGGTAGTGGAAATTGATTCAGTGATTGAAGGGGAAGAAGTATGACAGCACCAACATTAAATTTAGATGATATTACACGTGAAGTAGCCGATGTGATCGGTAATCTTGAGCTAGTGCAATCTTGCGTATTAGACGGTGATATTGATACCGCCAAAACCATGTATGCAAGAACCTTGGAGATGGCAAAAAAATTCGGTCATCGCTTTGCCTGCAGTGAAGTGAAATTGGAATTTGGTGCGGTGTTTGATCCGAATTGCTAGAGCATATTTACAGCCCATTCTGACCGCACTTAGTGGGCTGAGTAATGTGTTTTACAGGAGAAAAGAATGCGATTAACCAAAGAAAAGGCGATTCAGCTGATCCATATTGCTAAGCAACAGCTGCGTATGGACGAATTAAGCTATCGGATGTTGCTAAATGAGTTAACTGGCAAAACCAGCACCAAACAAATGACTATAATGCAATTGATTAAAGTTTTAGAAGCCATGGAAAATAAAGGCTTTAAAAAGACCACAAAACGCAATTATTCGCCAAGCAGAAAAAGTGCGGTTGTAAAAAGCAACATTGCCCACAAAATCCGCGCCATTTGGATTGAAATGAGCAAGCAGGGATTATTGCGTGACGGGTCGGAAACCGCATTAAACAAATGGGTACGCGGTGTGGTGAACCCGATTTATCAAAAGCGTGGTCAGAATATTCAGATTTTGAACGTGGGCGCGTTAGATGACCAAATGGCGTCGTTGGTACTGGAAATGTTGAAACGTTGGCAAATGCGGAAAATTTAATTTTAAGTCAAACTATGTGATAATTCTTTTACCTTAATTTTTCAAGGGACTATCTATGGTAAATGAATATGAATCACAAGAATTTTTTGCGAGTTCTTCACAATATCACCCGACAAATACCGATTTAGTTAAAGTGCCGACCACTGATTATTACAAATTGGAACGATTGGCAACTCAGTATAAAAAGGATGGGGATTGGGCTGGTGCTTTAGCTTGCTTGTATGAAGTAAAAAATAATTTAGAAGATTTTGATGATCCACACTATTTTACTGTGGCGTTGAGATTCGTACTTTATTTGCAGGCTGCTGGAAAATTTGAAGAAGCAAAATTTGAATTGCAATCGCTGGTTGATGAGCTTGACTATATCGTAGAATTAAAGATTGGGCATCATTCAGATGATAAAGATTACGATGTCTATTTTGCATCCACTCAACATACTTTGTTATCTGAAATTTTTGATACTGCCAGAAAAATCTACAAGCGTGAGAATTTGATTGAAGAAGCCAATGATTTTGAAAATAAAGCCATTCAATTTAGGATAGAAAATCAAGCCAATTCAGAATATTTACGAGAGCAACGTTCTATTCGTATTCGAGAGTGGCAAGAAGAACGAGAAAGAGATCGCCAAGAATATGAGCGTTGGGAACAAGAACAAGCTGAATTAAAGCAACAAGAAAAAGTGAAGAAACGCTCTAATTTTTGGCTTTACGTTGGATTGGGTTTAGTTGCTTATATCATTATTAAACGTTTTTGGGGTTAAGTTGGGCTAATTAATAAAAAACCTTGATTTCTGATTAAAAAAAGGTTAATTTTGCGATCAGGGTCTCAAAAGCCCAAAGATGCGGTCGGCACAACCGTGATTTCGTGCTATTTTTTTGCCTGAAGTTTAGGTAAAAAAATTAAAACCAATTTATCAATGACCGACAGTGCGAGGAATATAATACCACAAGGGAATAACTCCGCTGTTCATCTTTACAGTTTTGAGCTGTCGGTCGCCCTACTCAAAATAGGGTTCCAATCAAAGGAAATTAAAGATGACAAACTTCTCAATCAAAACCTTTAATGGTTCAATTCAAAATCAATCTGTTCAATTAATCAATGCACGTGAATTGCACGAAGCTCTAAAAGTTTCAACTCGTTTTCAAGACTGGATCAAGCGCAGAATTGCTGATTATGGTTTTACTGAAAATGAAGATTACACTTGCTTCTCAAATTTGAGAAGCACGGAAAATACTGGCTTGAACCGTTTTTGGGGCGGTCAAAATAAGATTGAATACCACATTACCCTCGATATGGCAAAAGAGCTGTGTATGCTGGAACGGTCTGAAATTGGTCGCCAAGCTCGTCGCCATTTTATCAAAATGGAACAGCACGCCATTGCTTTAGCTACTGAAATGCAAGCGCAAATGCTCGCCATTCCTACATTTTTACGCAACAATCCAGATGAATTAGCACGTTTAATTACCACCGCGCAAACTGCCTTTTTAACGGCAAACCCACAAGCGAAAGACTTTTTACGCTATCGTGAAATGGGTTTAAGTTATCGTGAAATTGGTACGCTATTAGGCAAAACCAAAGATAGCGTGAAATGGATGGCATTTAAAATGCGGAATTTGGGCTTTTTTTCCTCCACATTACCAAAAACAACTGCGGTGCAGTTGGATTTGTTGGCGTAAGGGGGAACTATGCGTATTGAATTTATGGAACTCATTGAAGGTAACGAAACCTTAGCCTGCGGATTATTTACCTTAGGTCATTTGCTGGAAATCGCGGAAAATAGCGAAGAGTCCTCTGCCGTAGTTGGCGTATATGAATTGGTAAACTTACTTGCTCGTGCCACACAAAAACAGACCCAAGATATGACGTTTGTGTTTGAGTATACCGAAAAAGAAAACCGCTAATAAACTTTTTTAACCGCCAGAAATGGCGGTTTTTATTTTATAAATCAAATAATTACTTACTTTCTTTATTTCCCATCTTAAAAATATTTTCCCCTGAGAAATAGCAATTTTATATAATTCTGCCATTTATATTTCTGCCACAAGGATTACCGATGAGCGCACAATTAAATACTCAAGAAGATTTATTTGCCGACGATCACGTGATGGTCGGTGCGTAGTTCGACCATTTAGACCATGTACCTGCAAATGAGATTATGCATAAGTGGCCGAGCACGTTGGCGGAAATTATTGATATTTTAACCTGTGAGCTTGTGCGCCAAGGGGAAAATGCGGATAATGCAAAAAGCAAAGCCGCAAAATTAACTGGCGTGATGGCGCATTATTTTGGCGGTAAATCCGTGTATTTACCTACTGGCGATGTGTTGAAAGATGCGTTACGTAATGTGCAAATTTATCACGAGTTTGACGGCAGAAATGTGTCTCACTTGGTGAGCAAATACCGTTTAAGCGAGTCGCATATTTATGCGATTTTGCGTGAACAGCGGGCGTTGTTGCGTAAACGTTATCAGCGTGATTTGTTTGAATAAGGCTTATATTATGTCGTTTAAATTAAGAAAACGAGTAAAAATTGCTCCTGGTGTAAATATCAATGTGAGTAAAAAAGGTGTAAGTGCGACACTTGGCGGTAAAGGCGCATCCATCAATGTGGGTCAAAATGGTACTTATCTCAATACCAGTATTCCTGGCACTGGGCTTTATAATAGGCAAAAACTAGGAAACGCCCCAGAATCCAACACTCAAAATGAACCTAATTTCACACCGCCACCAGCCTTTATTGATTTTGGTGCAGCGAGTTGGAAAGAATTGACACTGGGAAACAAAATTGGTTATGCGTTTACTTTTTTGGTTTGGCTCATTGCGAATTTCTTTGTTTCCGTTATTAAAGTTACAAGCGGTATTTGGACTTTATTCAAATTTGTGCTTGGTTTAGGTTTTTGGGCTTTAATTTGTTACATTATGTATAAGTTATTTTGGTAGCCTGAAACTCCACAAATTCACCTTTCTTCCTCATTCTTTAAACTTCCTTTAAAGCTATTTTAAAGGAAGTTTTTTTATGTCTCTAACCTTTACACAAATCTTTAACCGCTTAATCGGACATGAAGGCGGTTATGTTAATGACCCGCGTGACCCAGGTGGCGAAACCAATTGGGGTGTCACTAAACGCACCGCCATGGCGAACGGCTACACCGGCAACATGAAAACCATGACGCGCCAACAAGCCTACGAAATCTATTACCGCGCATTTTGGTTGCGTTACAACTGTGAGCAAATGCCGGATGCCGTGGCATATCAATTTTTTGATGCGGCAGTGAATCACGGCTTTGGCAATGCGAGCCGTATGTTACAGCGTGCGGTTGGGGTGTTAGATGACGGTATCATCGGTAAATACTCTCTTGAGGCCATCAATCACAATCCAATCTCTGACACGTTGATGGTGTTAAACGGCGAACGCCTGAATTTTTACACCCGATTAAAGAACTTTGACCGATATGGCAAAGGTTGGGTGGATCGTGTGGCACAAAATTTGAGATATGGAGCAATCGATAATGAAGTTTGAGTTTTTATGCATGTTTGAACGTGTTTTAAATTGGTTTCAAAAGCCTCAAAAAGTCACGCAATATCGACCGCACTTTTACAGTAAAAATGCGTGGAGTTATGTATTTAGAGGGAAACCGACTGCAGCCGAAGTGATTATGTGGAGATTATGCCGATGAATAAGTTGCTTGAACTTTTTACCAATGTTGATGGCCGAGCCAGTACAACGGGCTTTATTCAGTTTTTCGGTTTTTTGGTGATGGCGGGTGTGCTGATTTATGCGGTCTATCTTGACCGTTCTACGGTGACAGATTTGTTTTTTTATTTTGCTTGTTTTTGTGGAGGTTCTGCAGCCACCAAAGGCGCAGTGATGGCGTATCAATCCCGTGAGCGCGCGAAAGAAGTCGCGCAAGAACGTACGGTGGAAGAATACGTGGAAAAACCGGAAGAACCTTACCGACCAAGGGGGATTTAATGGGATTGGATTTAATGTTATCGGTGGCAGTGTGCGGCGTTTTGGTGGTGCTTTATGTGGCGTATAAGCTAAAACGCGCAAGCCGTGAAATCGACCGATTATTAAAAAGCAATGAACAGCTGGCACGCGAAAAAGCCGTGGCAGACACGCAAGTAAAACATTTTGAAGTGAGAAAGAAAAATGAAGAAAACACTCGTAACACTAGCCGTGATGATGTCATTAACCGCCTGCAGCAATCAGGCGATCTCCGTGATTAATCCAAGTTGTAGTGGATTTGGCATTATCACTGCCAGCAGACAAGATACCACGGAAACCTTGCGACAAATTGCGGTACATAATGCGACTTATCGTGAGATTTGTAGTCAGAACGAAGGAACCCCATGACAGATATTTTAGACCAGCTCGTCGAACGTGAATCACAGATTGAAGCCTTGCAACAAGCAGCACGCCGAATCAATCCGTTAAGTGCGGAAGCCATTCAACAGATTGCCGAAGACGGACGAAATTGTGATGAATGTGGCGAGCTTATCCCCAAAGCGCGCTTATTGGCGCAACCTTTCGCACGTTGTTGTGTAGATTGTCAAGCCTTATTAGAAAAGACGAATAAGAGAAAATAATGTTAGAGATTATCGAGTTTTTACAAAAGCATTGGTCGATTGTAATGGCGGTCGGCGGCATTGTGTGGACGTATTTTTGGCTGACAATGGACAGTAAATATGCGCGTAAATCCGATGTGGCTGACTTGCGCAAAGCCATTGATAACAACGAAAAAAGCCTATCAGAAATGAAAGGAGAATTACGCCATTTGCCGACTTCGCAAGACGTATCTGATTTGCGGATTTTGATTACAGAGATGAAAGGCAAAAGCGATGTGTTAAGCACCAATATTAAAACCTTAAATCATCAGGTGGCGTTATTAATTGAAAAGGAAGTGAGTAAAGAATGAATAAAAATATTTTTACCAAAGATCAACGTCTTGTGATTTTACGCTCTCTTGTGGAAGCCGGTTACGATGCGAATGAGTCAATTTTAGATGATTGTTTGGCGTTATACGGGCATAAAATCAGCCGTGATTTGGTTCGCACCCATTTAAATTGGCTGGAAGAGCAAGGCTTGGTGAAAATTGAGCGTTTAGGCGACGGCTTTATGATTGCCTCTATTACCCAACGAGGTGTGGACGTGGCTAACGGTGAGGCTGTAGTGGACGGTGTAAAACGCCCTGCACCAAAAATTTAAAGGACGTTTAAAGGTGGTTTAAATGACAGAAAAAAACACCCGTGGACGTGCTAGTAAAGTGGATTTATTGCCGCCTAACATCAAAACCCAACTGGCGATGATGTTGCGTGATAAGCAATTTTCACAGGCGGAAATTTTAGACGAAATTAATGAATTGATCCGCGATTGCGGTTTGCCCGAGACGGCGTTACTGAGCAGAACAGGATTAAACCGTTATGCCAGTCGAATGGAAAAGATGGGGGCGAAAATTCGTGAAAGCCGTGAGATGGCGGAATTATGGGCAAAACAATTTGGTGAGGCACCGCAATCGGATGTAGGCAAACTCTTGATGGAAGCCGTGAAAACTATTGCTTTTGATAAAGCGATGTCACTTGGTCAGTTAGATGATGTGGATCCGAAAGTGATTAATCAGCTGGCGTTGATTGCCAACCGTATCGAACAAGCACAGGCCATTAGCGAGGAGCGCGAGCGCAAAATTCGCAAAGAGGTGGCGCAACTTGCCGCTGAAACGGCGGAGAATGTTGCCGTGAAAGCTGGTCTTTCAGCGGATGCGGTAGATATGTTGAAGGCGAAGATTTTAGGGGTGGCGTAATGCCAAAAAATCCAAAAAGTGCGGTGAAAAAATTACCTGATTTTATTCCGTTCGACAAAAATGAAGTGCTGTTGGGCTATCAGAAACGCTGGATTGCAGATGATAGCCCTTTAAAAATTGCGGAAAAATCGCGCCGAACTGGTTTGACTTGGGCGGAAGCGGCAGACGATGTGTTGATTGCAGGTAGAGCAAAGTCAGACGGTGGGTCTGACGTTTTTTATATCGGCTCTAACAAAGAAATGGCACGCGAGTTTATTGATGCGTGTTCGATGTGGGCAGGTGTGTTTAATCAAGCAGCGGGCGAAATCAGCGAAGAAGTGTTGGAGGACGAAGATAAAGATATTCTCACTTATGTGATTTATTTTGCTTCTGGTTTTAAGATTAAGGCCCTTTCCTCTAATCCTAAAAACTTGCGTGGTATGCAAGGGGTTGTGTGTATCGATGAAGCCTCATTCCATGAAAAGTTAGCCGAAGTATTAAAAGCTGCACTCGCGCTTACCATGTGGGGGGCAAAAGTGCGGTTGATTTCCACCCATAATGGCGTAGATAACCTGTTCAACCAATTGATTCAAGATAGCCGTGCGGGGCGTAAAAGCTATTCAATTCATACGATTACTCTTGATGATGCCTGTGCGGAAGGTTTATACCAACGTATTTGCCAAGTGAGCAAACAAGACTGGAGCGCAGAAAAAGAAGCGGACTGGAAAGCAGGGCTGTTGCGCGACACGGCAACGGAAGACGACGCGCTGGAAGAATACTATTGTGTGCCAAAGAAAAGCTCGGGCGGTTATATTCCACGCCCGCTTGTTGATCGTGCAGCTGACCCGACAAAAGTCGTCCTGAAATTTGAGTGTGACGACAAGTTTATCACCTACTCGGAAGAAGAACGGCAAGTACTGACGATGGAATGGCTGCTTAAAGATGTGCTACCACATCTGGAAGCCTTAGATCCCCATTTACGCCATAGTTTTGGCGTGGACTTTGCGCGCAGTGGCGACTTGAGCGTGTTTGCGGTGTGTGCATGTCAGCCAAGCACGGCGAGGGAAATTGAACTCACACTGGAAATTCGCAATTGTCCTTACGACCAACAAAAGCAAATTATGTTGTTTGTGTTACCTAAATTGCCACGTTTTATTGGGTCATCATTCGATGCTACGGGTAACGGAGGATATTTGGCAGAAAGTGCCTTGCTACGATATGGCGCAAGCATGGTGGAAACGGTGCAACTCAATGATAAATGGTATCGAGAATGGATGCCGAAATATAAGGCGTTGTATGAAAGCGAGTTAATTAAGATTCCACGTAATGAAGAGATTATCTTAGACCAAGGGCATATTGTGGTGATAAATGGTGTGCCCAAAATCGACAAGGCAAGAAGCAACGGCAAATCAGGCAAACGCCACGGAGATAGTGCGGTGGCGTATTGTATGGCGGTACGTGCGAGTTTTATGACAGGCGGTGAAATTGAATTTACACCCCTACCGAGCAAGCATCCAGAAGAAGACGATGGCGAATTTGATGATTTTATGACATCCGATTGGGATTTTTAAGGATACACCTATGCAAAGCAAAATTTTAGATATTCATGGCAATCCATTTGTGTTTAACGATGAAATGCAAACAGAAAATGATAGCCGTTTGGCATGGCTTGCGCGCACCTATAGCGAACACCCGACCAGCGGATTGACACCGGCAAAAGCGGCACGCATTTTACGTGCGGCAGAAATGGGCGATTTAGTGGCGCAGGCAGAGCTTGCGGAAGATATGGAAGAAAAAGACGCGCATTTGCAATCAGAACTGGGCAAACGCCGCAGTGCGCTGTTGACGGTAGATTGGAAGATTGTGCCACCGCGTAATGCGACACCGGAAGAACAGCGTGATGCGGATTGGTTGACGGATGTGTTGCTGGATGCCACTTGGTTGGACGATTGTATTTTTGATGCTACCGATGCAATTTTAAAAGGCTATTCTTGCCAAGAACTTCAATGGGAGCCTGAACTGATTGGCGGCTTGAAGTTGATTAAATCTGTGCAATGGCGCGATCCATCTTGGTTTATGACCCCGACTTTTGAGCGCAACACCCTACGGCTACGCGATGGTTCGGTGGACGGTGTGCCGTTGCAGCAATTTGGCTGGATTACGCATATTGCGAAAGCCAAGACTGGTTATTTGTCGCGCATCGGCTTAATACGTACATTGATTTGGCCGTTTATTTATAAAAACTATTCAGCGCGAGATTTTGCCGAGTTTTTAGAGATTTATGGGCTGCCTATGCGTTTGGGTAAATATCCAGAAGGGGCAACTAAAACGGAAAAAGACACGCTATTACGCGCAGTGATGAGCATTGGGCATAACGCTGGCGGGATTATTCCGCGTGGGATGGAAATTGAATTTGAACGCGCCGCAGAAGGCAATGCGACAGAATTTATGGCAATGATTGAGTGGGCAGAGAAATCCATGAGCAAAGCCATTTTAGGCGGCACGCTCACTAGCCAGGCGGACGGGGCGACCAGTACCAATGCACTGGGCAATGTTCATAATGATGTGCGCCTTGAGTTACGCAATAGCGATTTAAAACGCCTTGCGGCGACTTTAACGCGCGATTTAGTCTATCCGCTTTATGTGCTCAATACGCATGGATTACGCGATGTTAGACGCATTCCGCGTTTTGAATTTGATGTGTCGGAATCGGAAGATATTAATCAATTTTCTGATGGTATTAATAAGCTAGTCGATATTGGCTTTCGTATCCCGACTCAATGGGCGCACGATAAGTTACAAATTCCGATGGCGGGCGAAAATGAAGCAGTACTGGAACGCAAAACACAACCAAATTTTACCGCACTTTCGGCACAAAATGAGAAAGGTATGGCGGTATTGTCGGTACGTCCTGATAGCGAACATTTAATGGAAACCCTAGAACCCACTGAGGAACAATACCGCGACAGTCTTGATCCGCTACTCAATGCCACTGTGGGGCTGTTACAAAAAGAGGGCTACGACAACGCACAGGCGCATCTTGCCACGTTATATGCCGATATGGACGAAAGTCAAATCGAAAATCTATTAGCCAAAGCAATGTTTGTGAGCGAATTATTAGGACGAAGCAATGCTGGACGATAAAAACCGCCTAGATATGGGCTACATTCGAGATATGCCACCCGATAAAATTGTGGAATATCTTAAAGCAAAAGGTGTGCAAATTTCAGAAAATTGGTTCGATGTTTGGCAAGATGCCCACGCAAAAGCCTTTACCGTAGCAAAAGCAACAAAAGCCGAAATTGTTGATACGCTTAAATGGAGTGTTGAAAAAGCCCTACAAGAAAAAATGAGCTATGACGACTACATCAAAATGATGACGCCTATTTGTAAAGAAATGGGCTGGTGGGGCAAAGTGCAAGACGAAGATGGCAATATCGTGCAATTAGGCAGTCCGTGGCGACTGAAAACCATTCTACGCACCAATAAAATCGCCGCCTATCACACCGGACGTTATGTCCGCCAAATGGAAAATGCCGATGAACAACCTTATTGGCAATATGTGGCAATTCAAGATAACCGCACCCGCGCCAGTCACCAAGTCTTACACGGTAAGATTTATCGTTATGACGATTCCATTTGGCAACATTTTTACCCTCCTAATGATTATGGTTGTCGCTGTCGGGTTCGTCCGTGGAGTGAATTTGCCTTAAAGGATCAGGGCTGGAAAGTCGACAGTTCGGAAGGGCAAATGCAGGAAGAAGAAATTACCGTAATGAAAGACGAACTCACCGGGCGAGAAGTGAAAGCCAAAGTGATGCGGATTAAAACCGACCAAGGTGAAATGCGCACTGGTGCAGGCTGGAACTATAACGTCGGTGCGGCAACGGTGGGAACGGATATTGCCGTGTTACGCAAATTGCAAAAGCTCAAAAATTCTGAATTACGCCAACAAGTCATTCAAGCAATTAACAACAGTGAAGCACGGCATAAGGCGTTTGAAAGTTGGGTAAAAAGTAATCTTGGCAAGCGTGGGGCAAGCAAAAGATATATTTCAGCAGGTTTTGTTGCAACAGATATTGCTAAAAAAGTGGCAGAACTCACAGAAAATAAATATAAACCTGAACTGGTTTTGGTGATGTCAGAAAAACGTTTGGCACATTCCAGCAGTGATAAACATCACGAAGGTGGCGTAGGACTAACAGTTGATGAATATGCGTCTATCTCTCGTATTATTGCTAATCCAAGTCTTGTTGTATGGGATACAGAGCGTGGACATAACAATTTAATCTATTTCAACAAAGAAAAAACTATCAAGGTGGTTGTGGATTCACCAAGTAAAGACAAGTTAAAGCCTGTAGAGAAAGTGGATTCAGTTATTAATGCCTATCGAGTTGATTATGCTGATGTATTAGCAAAAATTCGTTCTGGCGTGTACAAAGTTGTGAAAGGTGAAGAGTAACGAGCTTGGCGAGTATCGAAGTCGCACAGGGCATTTATTGCTAAACGCTGTCCTACCAATTAGACAACAAGCTCGTTTCTTTTCTTGCAAAATACGCCTAATATGAGGAAAAGTCAAATGTCAGAAATCAAACTCGACTTTAAATTTGATTCCAGTGCCATTCAAGCCCAATTTGAAAAACTGGCGAAAGCCGGTCAAGGGCGCAATATCACGCGCAAAATTGCTGGTGTATTAGGGCAGGAATCTGAAAAAGCCTTTGATAACGAGCAAAGCCCCGAAGGTGAAAAATGGTCGGCATTAAACCCTAAATGGAAAGCCTTACGCCACCGTGGCGGTTTCAAATACAAAGGCTCATTTCAAAAGCAAGGTTATACTGGCCCTATGTTGCAAATGAGCGGTGAATTAAAAACCAGCCTTTCGACCGACTACAACTACACGCAAGCGTGGATTGGAACGGAAGAACCCTATGGGGCATTCCACCAAGAAGGAACAAGCAGAATGCATGCGCGTCCGTTTATCGGGATTGGCGAACGTGGATGGGCTGAAATTAAATATATTTTAGAAAGAGAATTGAAAAAGATTTTTGGTTAATAATGGGTTTGATATGATGCGCCTAACATTCTAAATATTAGGGAGTCATTATGGCATATGTTGAAATCGACTTATTAGAAACAGCTAGAACATTTTATTTAAATGGTGACCTTGATATGGCAAGGTTATGGTATCAAAAGGTTGGTTACGATGTAGGCATCAATCCTGAACGTTATAACAAAGAACTTGTTACCAAAGAGATAGCCGCCTTTGCCGCAGAAGATCCATTAAGTCAACATATTCTGTCTGTCATTACGCAAATTATTTTGCAACAGAAAAAGCCGATTTTACAAAGTGAAATTACCAAAGCCGTTAAAGAACAATATGGCGATAAAGCAGCAGAATTAGTGCGTTATGCCACTTATTTTGCTGAAGTGCGGGGCGAATTACACCGAGAAAAGAAGGGGCGCAGTTATCTGCTGTATTTAGTCAATCCACTTTCGCAAGAAGAAATATTGGAAGCCATTCATCAACAATATGAAGCAGCGAAAAACAACACGACACCACCACAAGAAGAACGCCAATCAGCAGAATCTACCAGCAATAAAAAATGGTTTTGGTTATGGGTTGGGGCAGGCTTGTTGGTTGTGCAACTTTATCGCTACTTTTTTAAATAATTAAAAACTGCCCTAAAACCGCCATAGACGCATTTAAAAAATTTATGGTAAAGTTTATCGAGTTAAAAAATTTAAACGCACTTAAACGCATTTAAACGCCTCTTAAACGATTTTATAAAATCCTTTCTTGTCTAGGTGTATTTCTTTTTCAGAAATACGCCTTTTTTATTCCTGATCTTCCACAAACTCACTCAAACCTCTTCCCCCCCAAAAATAGCACTATGAACGCAAAGATAACCCCATTGGCGGTTTTGACCGCCCAACTTACCGCTACCCCCGACGGCTGGCAGCAACTGTTACCCAAAGGCGAGTTTCGCTCACGGGATGGTTCGCCTACCGATGTGGCGCATTGGTTTTTAGATGAAGCCATTGCGAGCCGCTTAATTGGTTTGGTGCGCAATTTAAAACAAGACGTGCTCGTGGATTATGAACACGAATCTTGGTTTAAGGCGAAACAGGGCAAGGAAGCGGGGGCTGTGTTGGCGGCAGGTTGGTTTAATGCAGATGAAATGCGTTGGTTTGATGATGAACAACGTCAGGGCTTATTTATTAAGCCGCGTTGGACACCGAAAGCCTACGAACACATTAAAAATGGCGAGTTTGCGTTTTTAAGTGCGGTGTTTCCTTACGATGAGCAAGGCATACCGCTGGAAATCCGAATGGCAGCGCTGACTAATGATCCTGGTGTGACTGGTATGCAGCGGTTGGCAGTGCTTTCGGCAACCTTACCCAAACAGGAGAACAGTCGAATGGATCTGTTGAAACAGTTGTTGGCGACACTCGGTATTGAGATTGCCGAAGGCGCGGAGCCGACAGAAGAACAAGCCAAGCAAGCCAAAGATGCGCTAGAGGCACTGATTAATAGCAAAAAAGAGGCGGAAGAACAAGTGGCGACCTTGAGCGCGAAAGCCACTCAAGTAGATTTAAGCCAATATGTACCGAAAGCGACCTATGACGCCATGGCAAGCCAAGTAGCGGTGCTGTCGGCACAAAGCGAAGAAACCCAAATTGAAAAAGTGGTGACGCAAGCGCGCAATGACGGTCGTGCGATGAAGGCGGAAGAAGATTATTTGAAAGCCTTCGGCAAGCAACAAGGTGTCGCCGCATTGTCGGCAATATTAGATAGCCGTCCGAAAATTGCGGCGTTAAGTACACAGCAAACCACACAAGTTACCGCGACAAAAGCAGAAAAAGGCACAGCAGTATTAAGTGCAGCGGAAAAAGAAGCGGCTAAATTACTCGGCATGAGTGAAGCTGATTACGCAAAACAACTGGAGACTGAATAATGGCGAATGTAACCCCTGATATTGTCAAAGCCCTGTTTGTCGGCTTTGGTGCAAACTTTAAAGAAGGCTTGGCACGTGCGCCGAGTCAATACAGCAAAATTGCGACGGTGGTGAAATCGCAAACCGCGGCAAATACCTATGCGTGGCTCGGTCAAATGCCAGGTTTGAAAGAATGGGTAGGTGAACGTGCAATTACCGCGATTCAAAACCACGGCTATTCGATTATCAACAAAAAATGGGCTAACGCGGTGGAAATTGCGCGTACCGATATCGAAGATGATAACGTTGGCGTGTATAGCCCACTCATTGAAGAATTGGGGCGTGCTGCAGGTGAATTACCAGACACTTTAGTATTTGGTGCGTTAAAAGACGGCTTTACCACTGAATGTTACGACAAGCAGTATTTCTTTGACACCGATCATCCGGTGGGCGCAAATGTGGACGGCACTAGCCCGAAATCGGTAAGTAACATCACCGATGATAGCACTGGTGTAACCGCAGACAATGCTTGGTATCTCTTAGACTGTTCGCGCGCCTTGAAGCCGATTATTTACCAAGAACGTAAAACCCCAACACCAGCGCAAATTACCGATCCGAATGATGAAAAAGTCTTTATGAAAGACGTGTTCACTTACGGTGTGGATGCGCGTTCTAACGTGGGGTATGGTTTCTGGCAAATGGCACATGCAGTGAAAGGCAAACTCACGGCAGAGAACCTTTGGAAAGCCATCAAAGCGATGCGTGCAGTACAAGGGGACGGTGGCCGCCGTTTAGGCATTAAACCAACCCACATCATTGTGCCGTCATCGTTGGAAGAAGAGGCAACCAAGTTGTTAGAACGTGAGTTACGTGTCGAAGACGGTGCAGCCGTGAATAACGAATTGAAAGGTCGCTTGGAATTGGTGGTTGCCGATTATCTGTAGTAAATGCGGGAAAAGTGCGGTGATTTTTAACCGCACTTTAAATGCTCTTTAAACATAATTTAAAGTAGGGAAACAATGCAATGGAAAAACTTCATCAAGGCGGTGGTGTACTGGTACAAAACCGCATTAAAGATGGCTATCGCCGAGCTGGGCTTAGTTTGCACAAAGGTGACAATGTTTTTGAAAACCTTAGTGAGATGCAAATTGCGACCCTTAAAGGCGATGCGCGTTTGGTGGTTAAAGAAATTACCGAGACAGACGGTGAAAAATCTGGCAAAGGGTTATCGAAAGGTGATGCGGATCGTGACGAAGAAAAATCAGTTCGTGAAGATCCATTACCAACCGATTTAAACACCTTAACCGTTGAACAGCTTAAAAATACATTGCGCGAACGTGGCAAAACTTTTGATGGTAATGCGAAGAAAGCAGATTTAATCGCATTATTGAGTGAGGCTGAATAATGTCTTACGCCAATGTTACCGACTTAAAAAAACGTTATGGTGCAGAAGATCTGTTGGATTTGGCGCGCTTGTCAGATGGTACGTTGGACGAGGCAAAAGTTGATGAAGCCTTAGAGGACGCAGTGCAAACTATTGATAGCTACTTAGCTGGACGTTATACCCTGCCACTTAATAACATTCCTGCGGTGTTAGTGCGTCATTGTTGTTATTTAGCACGTTATTTTTTAGAGAAAAATCGCCCGACTGATCAAGCGCGACAAGATTATGAGGACAGTATCCGATTTTTGGAAAAAGTCGCCAGCGGCACAATATCTCTTGGCTTGTCGGATAGCGGAGAAACCGTAGAAAGCGACAATACTGTGGTGATGGAATCAGGCGGTAGCGTATGGGGGCGTGAACGTGCAAAAGGGTTTATTTGATGAGTAGCATTATTGCAGCCACCTCTAATGCGCTGATAGCGCAAATTAAGCAGCTATGTGGTAACCATTTAAAGGAAGTAGAAGAACATCCTGGTCAATGGGACGACAGCAGTGTTCGCCGTTTGGTGCGTAATCCGCCCGCCGTGTATGTGGCGTGGTTGGGACAAGTGCCAAATGAACGCCGAAATTGCGTAACAGCGCGTTGGGGTGTGTTTGTGGTTGCCAAGGTGCTTAACGGACAACGGCGCGATGCAGTGGGCATTTATCAAATTGTGGAACGCTTAACCGCAGGACTAGACGGCGCACATATTGCCCCTAGCGGTATGTTTGAACTACAAAGCGTACAGAATTTGTGGAGCGATACCCAAAGTGGCATGGGCGTGGCTGTATATGGGATGTACTTCAACGCTGTACAACCCTTGCCTTGTAATACTGATGAAAGCAGTTTGGACGACTTTATTGTATATCACCACCAATTTAATCAATCACGAGATGAAAACGTCCTTGATGACAAAACTCAACTTACCGTAATTTTACCTAAACAGGGAGATCCTAATGAAAATTAAACCCAAAGCAGGCTTAATTATTCGCGACCCAGAAAGTTTTGAACAACTTTCTGAAGAAGGGGAAGAAAAACCAGAAACAGCATACTGGCTTAACCATTTAAAAGCTGGTGATGTGGAGCTTGTCAATGACAAAGCGGCAAGCAAGGCGAAAACAACCAAAGAGGACGCATAATGGCGATTTCATTTAATGGCATTCCTAACGCAATTCGAGTGCCTTTAGCTTACATTGAATTTGACAATAGCCGTGCCGTTTCTGGTACACCAGCAATGTTGCACAAAGTTTTAATGCTCGGTCAAAAATTGGCGACAGGTTCGGCGATTGCTGGCCAAGCAGTACGCGTGCAAAATGAAGCTCAAGCAAAAGCTTTGTTTGGTCGTGGATCTCAACTTGCCAATATGGTGCGCGTGTTTAAAAAACACAATAGCACGTTAGATTTATGGGTGTTGCCACTGGAAGAAAAATCTAATGGGGCAAAAGCCATTGGCAAAGTGCAAGTAGTGGGAACTGCAAGCGGTACGGGGGTGTTAAACGTCATGATTGCTGGTCGTCGTTATCAACAAGCGGTAGCGATAGGCGATACGGCAGCAACGTTAGCCGCTAAATTGCAAAAACTGATTGCCGCGGATGGTGATACTGTGGTGGAAAGTGCGGTGGAAAATGACTTGATTTCTTTAACTGCTCGCTTTAAAGGCGAATGCGGCAATGAGATTGATATTCGAGCCAACTACTACAGCGGTGAAAGTTACCCTGACGGCATTTCACTTAACATCACGCCGATGAGCGGTGGATCGGTAAACCCAAGTATGACAGATGCGATTACTGGCTTTGGTGCGGAATGGTGGAATTATGTAGTGAATCCGTTTACTGACACCGAAAGTCTCAACGCGCTACGCACGGAACTCGTGAACCGTTGGGGGCCGATGCAACAAATTGACGGGTTGTGCTTTATGGCAAAAGGTGGCTCGCACGCAACCGCAACAACCTTTGCAGAGCAACGAAACGATTATTTGTTTACGCTGATGGCAACCAATAAATCCCCAGAGCCTGCTTACGAATGGGCAGCGGCTTATTGTGCAGTGGCAGCGGGTTCGCTTGCGGTTGACCCAGCACGTCCTGTGCAAACGCTGATCATGGATATGCTGCCGCCTGCGATGTCAGACCGTTGGGATTTGCCGGCACGCAATACCTTGCTTTATAGCGGCGTGAGTACTTATACCGTGAATGCCAACAGCCAGCCACAGTTGGAGACGGCGATCACAATGTATCGTAAAAATAGCTTCGGCGATATGGATGAAAGCTATTTATACATTGAAACCATTGCCACTTTAAGTTATTTGCGTTACGCCATTCGCACACGTATTACGCAGAAATATCCGCGCCATAAACTGGCGGATGACGGCATTCGTGTGGCACCAGGGCAAGCGATTGTGACGCCAAAAGTGATCCGCGCAGAGTTGCTCGCCTTGTTTACTGAGTTGGAGTACAAAGGCTTGGTGGAAAACTTTGACAACTTTAGCAAAACCTTGCTGGTTGAACGTGATGCCGATAATAAATGCCGTTTAAACGTACTTTCAGGCGAAGATTTAGTGAATCAGTTCCGTGTGTATGCGCACGCGATTCAATATCGTTTATAGGGGAAATGAACAATGGGAAAACAATACCAAGGGCGCGCCTTTATTCGCATTGACGGTGCAGAATATCCAACTGGCGATGACGCCACTTTAGACATCGGCGGTTATACGCGTGAAACAGTGAAAGGCTCACGCGTGTATGGCTATCAAGAAACTGCCACGGAAGCGACGGTGGAATGTAAAGTTTTTAACTGTGCAGATATTGATATTTTTAAACTCAAAAATATGACCGACGGCACGGTGGAATTTGAAACGGACGTGGGGCAAACCTATTTACTTGCTGGCGCGTGGACGGTGGACGCGGTAACACTTTCTGCTAAAGGAGAAATTACTTTAAAAGTGGCTGCGGTAGATTGTAAACCAGCGTAAGGAGTAAATAATGGAATTTCGTTTAAAAGACGGCTTAATGTTTGGTGATGAACCGCAACTTGATGTGGAAACTCGAGAGCTTACTACTCAAGATTTAATTGAGGCGGAATGTGCGGCAGAACGTTTGTTGATGGATGCTCAAGGTCAGCCAGTTCTGGTTGTTAGCCAAGTGTTATTTAACTATGAGCTGATTCGTCGCCAAATTAAACGCATTGGCAAAATTAGCGGTCCGATTTCCTTAAAACAGCTTGGTTCGCTTTCCACGGCGGATATGGAAGTCATTAATGCGATGCTTTCCGCCCAAGAAATTGCAAAAGCGACCGCGCAAGGACTCGACCAACGGGGGCGCTTGGAAGCAACAGACGCGTAATTTTGAGAAAGCCTGTCTGTTGCTGGCTAAACATTATCAATGCACCCCTTTGTGGGTGCTTTCTCAACCCATTCTTTCCTTGCCGCGTTTAATTAGTTACATCAACACATCCACTTAGAGGACATTATGGCAAGCTCTGGCAATTCCACTTCTTTTTATATCAATCTCGCTGGCAATATTAGCCAACAGGCCGCACGTTTTGGGCGCGATGTCTCGCAATTTGCCACCCAATCTGGCACAAAACTGACCGCACTTTCCAATCGAATTAAAGCGACAAATGCGCATTTTAAAACCTTGGGGGCAGGCATTGGTGCAGTGTCGAATAAAATCAACGGCATGGGCAATATGACCATCCCGATTTTAGGAGTGGGGGCAGCCGCTGGTGCAGCGACGGTGGGGAAATCAATGTTGCGCACCGCGGCAGATTTTGAAATGGCAGGCATTCGGATGAAACAAACCTTTGGCGACCAAGGGGACGCAGCTAATAAATGGTTGCAAAAATTCGCCACGGATACGCCGATGGCCTTTGCCGATACGCAACAAGCGATGATGCGCCTGAAAACGGCTGGCATTGATCCGATGAATGGATCGTTGCAAGCGCTTGTTGACTATAACGCTAAAGTAGGCGGCGATGCGGAAAACTTAAACGGTTATATTTCAGCCATTAGTAAGGGCTTTATTAAAGGCAAGCTCTCAATGGAAGAAATCAACCCATTACTGGAACGTAATGTCAAAGTATTTGATTTATTAGCCCAAGAAACAGGGGGCAAATACACCGCCGACCAAATGCAAAAAATGCTGCAAGAAGGCAAGTTAGGACGTAAAGCCATTGCTGCGCTTTTACGCGCCATGGGGCGTGATGCCAAGGGTGCGGCAAAAGAACAGATGAAAACCTGGGACGGTTTAGTTTCCAACCTTGAAGATACATGGACGTCAATGCAAGCTCGATTTATGGAGCACGGTGCATTCGACACCTTAAAAAAAGAGATGGGCAGTTTTGTTGATTGGCTCAATGAAAAAATTGACGATGGCACGCTGGATGAATTTGCCAAAACCGTGAGCGATGTATTAGTGAAAGCCTTGCAGGAGCTAAAATCCGCCGCCACGGAAATTAAGCCAATTTTGGAAAACATCGGCTCGGTGATGAGTTGGATTGCCGAAAAAGCAGGTGGTTACGGCAATATTGCAAAATTTGCCGCCGCCCTTTATGGCGCGAATAAATTAGCACGCATTAGCCTTTCCGCCGGGCAAAGTGTGTATGGCTTTGGTAAAGGTGTCGTCGGTGCAGGTAAAGCCACGTGGGGCATTGGCAAGGCATTATTTGGACGCGGTAAAAAAGGTGGCTTACCGAATCCAGCGGACAGTGTTGCCAGCGCGATTGGGCAAACGGCGGGGGTGCAATCGGTATATGTGGTGAATATGCCGACTGATTTTGGCGGTGTGGGTGGTGATTTCAGCGGTAAACGAAAGCGCGGCAAAAAAGTGCGGTCGAAATCCAGCAGGAAATATCGACCAAATGATCTAAACCATAAACCGGCAAAAGCAGTCAAGCCAACGGGCGCACCTAAAGCATCACCGACTGTCGCAACAAGCGGTGGAGCGAATGTGGCAAATGGTGTGAAACAAGCCACCCAAAGCCTAAAAACCACCGCCACTAATGTGAGCAAAAGCACGGCGAATTTGGCAAAATCCGCCACGTCTGCGGTGAGCAAAACTGTGTCGAAAGCGGTGCCGCTATTGAATACTGGCTTGGCAATGGCTCAAGGTGCAGCGGTATTATTGGATGAAGATTCCACCGCCCGTGAGAAAAGCGAGTCTATCGGTTCGATTGCGGGTTCGACTGCAGGGGCTATTATCGGTCAAGCCTTAATTCCGATTCCCGTTGTGGGGGCGGCGATTGGCGGCTTTTTAGGCGAATATGTGGGAAGCTGGCTGGGCGATAAAGTCGGTGAGCAATTCGAAGAAAAGCCTAAAACCGCAGAAGTCCCCGCACAGCAAATTTCTACTGCGGTGGCCAATGTGGGGCAATCAGTGGGCAATTTTGTGGGGAGTGAAATCGGCGAAAAATTGGCAGGCATCAATCCTATTGATACGAAATTAAATGGGCAAATTGAAGTGAACGTAAAACCGACAGAGGGGCTGATTGCGTCCGTCTCGCAAGCCAATATTAAAACCAATCAATCACAAGATAAATTAGGTTTGAAAGTCTCAATGGGCTATAGCGGACAAGCCTTATATGGAGGCGCATAACAATGAGTAAAATGCGACAAAAAAGCGGTAAAGGATCTTTTCGTGGTGTGCCGTTTTTAATTGAAGACGAACAAGGGATGGACGGTGGTCGCCGTTTGGTGCGTTATGAATATCCATTGCGTGATGATGGGATGACGGAAGATTTAGGTTTACGCCTACGCAATTACCACATCAGTTGCTTGGTGATTGGCGATGACCATGTAAAACAGGCGGAAAAGCTGATTGAAGCCTTAGAAAAACCAGGTACAGGTACACTGAAACATCCGTATTTCGGCACTAAGGAAGTACGTGTAGATGATTATAAGGCGGTGTATTCCACGGGACATTTACGCGTTACGCGTTTTGATATTAGCTTTATACCAGCTGTCAATGAAATTGCGCCGCTCGCCAAGAAAGATTCCTTGTTTGACGTATTGAATCAGTATGCGGATGCACTGAATGCACTGGCTGAAGAGTTTGCGGAGATGATTGAAGGTGTGTTGGATTTTATTGATGAACTCACTGCGCCGATTTTTAATTTAGTCGATTCATTTATTGGGCTAATCGAAACCGTGTTTGATGGGATTGGCGCGCTGTTAGCCGTGGGAAACGAATTTAAAAATCGCGTAATGGGTTTTAAAAATCGCTTGAGTACACTGATTCGCACGCCGCAATTATTCGCGAAAGAACTACAGTCCTTGGTGCAATTTGGGGTGCAAGGTGTAGCAGTAAGCGCATCTGGTCGTGTTGTGAGTCGCTATTACGGGGGATTACAGGTGGCAACGGCAATACCTGCCGAACATTCGCTAAAAAATGCGGTGGATACTCAACGTGTTTTTGTGCAAATGTCCGCACTCAGTGACGCGATGAACCAAGCTAAAACAAAACTGCAACAACGTCAGCCTGAAATGCCCAAATCCGTATTAGAGAACTTACGTGACGGAAAAACGAATCAACAGTCTATTCACAAGACCTTATCGCGCAATGTGATGGCGCAATATGGTATGACAAATATACTGAACGCACTGCAAGCCAAAGCGCAGTTTGTATTCTTGCGTTTAATGCAAACCACGCTTGTGGTGGAATATGGCAAAGTTATTGCGCAAGCCATCACGATACGTACAAAGGGCGAACCATCAACGATTGAAAGCCGTGCCGATGTGCAGCGTTATTTGCGTGATATTGATGAGCAACTTGAACAGGCGATTTTTGATTGTGCCGATCATGAGCAATGGCAAAGCTATGAAGCGTTAGAGCAATTTCGCTTGGCGTTGTTGTTGGATTTACGCGCGCGTGGTGAGTTATTGGCAGAAAGTAAAATGGTGGATTTAACCGATACACAACCTGCCTTGGTGGTAACCTTTAATGAAACAGGCAAAGCTAAAGGTTGGGAACGCGTAGTGCGACGCAATCAGATTCGCCATCCTTTGTTTTGTTTAGGTGGTTCGCAAGTGGAGGTGTTGGCATGAGTGAGGTTATCGAACAACCTGAGATTAAGCTATATCTAAACGGGTTGATTTTTACAGGCTGGAAATCGCTTTCCGTTACCCGATCATTGGAATCGATGAGCGGACGATTTGAACTGGGGATTGCAGTACGTGCGGAAGATGACGTTTCTGTGTTGAAAGTCGGTGCGGCATTGATGTTGGAGATAAACGGCGAGCGGACGATTACTGGCTACTTAGATGAACTCAATCAAAGTATCAGTGGTGAGGATAAATCAGTGCGTATTAGCGGGCGAGATAAAACCGCCGATTTGGTGGATTGTTCGGTGATCCACAATAGCTACCACTTTAAAAATCAAAATCTTCAAGAAATAGCCCGCAGTTTATGCGCGCCGTTTGAAATTGATGTGATGTGGGAGGTGCGGGACCAAGATGCAGCAGAAAAAATCCCAGTATGGCAAGTTGAGCCTGGCGAAACGGTGTTTGATACATTAACCAAAGCCGCGCGGCATAAGGGGGTGTTAGTGACATCTGACGTGAATGGCAATTTAGTGTTTACTGAACCTAGCACAGAGCCAGTGGGCGAATTGATTTTAGGGCAAAATCTTTTGGAGTTGGAATTGACGGACAGTTGGGCAAATCGTTTTAGTCAGTATCGGGTGATTGGCGATGCCGAGCAAGGTGGCGAAAAAGGCAGTGGAAAAGGTAAACAAGGAAAATCCAGTAGTCCAGAAGATCCTGATATTTACCCCGCACCTAAAGGAGATAAACAATGAGTGCCAGCGGTTTAAAAGTAGAAGTAATAGATCCCGATATTACGCGCTATCGTCCGATGGTGATTATCGCTGACGATAATATGACAGGGACGAGCGGTTATCAACGGGCAATGTGGGAACTCAAACGTAACAAGGCAGAAGCGCAAAAATCTACAGCGACTGTGCAAGGCTGGCAGAAACCTGATGGTTCATTATGGTTGCCCAATGAAATAGTGTGGCTTACTGCACCCGAGTTGGGATTTGAACGACAGGCTCGTTTGATAGTGGAAGTCGTTTTTACTCTTGATGAGAATGGCACACGTAGTCAGCTTACCTTAATGCATCGAGATGCCTTTGATGAGCCTGATGAGTCTTTGGATAAGGTACAAAAAGGTAAAAAGTCAAAAAAATCAAAGAAAGATAATGTGACAGAATTTACTGACTTTAAGAAGGAATAATTGATGGACGGTTTAAACAAGGTTTTAGCCCCAATTAAACGCGGTTTAAAGTCGTTGGTTTCTCGTGCGGTAGTGTCTATTGTCACCGATTCATTCAGTCGCCAAAATTTACAGGTACGAGTGCAAGCCGATGAAGTGGTGGACGATGTAGAACGTTTTCAAAATTATGGGCATTCTTCTGTGCCAATGGGCGGCGAAGCTATTGTGCTTTCTGTGGGTGGTAAACGTTCACATTTGGTGGCGATTGTTGTCGAAGATAAAGGCGTACGCCCGACTGCTTTAAAACCTGGTGATTCGGTACTTTACCACGCCGAGGGGCATACGCTATTATTAACCGAAAATGGCGAAGCCATTCTGACCTGTAAAAAATTTACGGTGAACGCGGATGAGATTAACTTTGACGCTCCACAAACGCAATTTGCTGGCGATGTGACTATTATTGGAACATCAACAGCAGCAGATCACCTTTCAAATGGTAAGAGTGGCGCGAACCACGACCACGAAAAAGGGGTGGGTAAACCGGTGTAAAAGCGATGTCAGATTTAAGTATTATGTGGAAAGACGGCGAAGGTGATGTTGTTTCGCTTGATTCTGCATTATTGACGGATGACAGCTTAACCAATGCCATTGTGATTAGCTTATTCACCGATGCGCGCGTAGATAATCAACGCGGCTGGTGGGGCAATGACTTTAATCAGAATGAAGAAAAACAAGTGGAAATGGGATCTCGCCTATGGACACTTGCCCGTTCTAAACAACTTGCCGATGTGCTTGATGATGCGCAAGCCTATGCCGAACAAGCCTTACAGTGGCTTATTGATGATGGTCACGCCCTTGCCATTGACGTGATGGCGACCAATCCTGAACAGTCCGTGCTGTTGTTAAGCGTTGTTGTGACGTTGCCTAATGGGCAAACCGAGCAACGCACGTTTTCAGCAGTATGGAGCCTGTAATGCCTTATCAATCCCCAACGCTTTCTCAACTTGTCAATCAGGGCGAACAGCAATTTCTAAGCCGTTTTCCAGATGTTAAACGACATTCAGTCGTGTCGGTATTAAATCGCATTAATGCGGCGTTAAGTGCCAGTGAGCATCAACATCTCGACTGGTTAGCTCGCCAAATTATTCCCACCACAGCAGATGAAGATTATTTGCTGGAATATTGTGCCTATAAGGGCATTTATCGAAAGTCAGCCAATGCGGCACAAGGCGTGATTCGTATTGAAGTCGTAAGTGCGACAGAAATTGTCGAAGGCACGCTGTGGCGTGATGGCCGTTCCGATTTAACCTTTGCCGCGGTGCAGACTACACAAGTACAAGCAGGCTTTGCCGAAATTGCCGTGCAATGCACAGAAAACGGCAGCCAAGGTAATATCAATGCGCAAACTCAACTTGCTTTGACTAATGCTATTTTAGGGGTAAAGCCTAATGCAACTGTGCTTAAAATGAGCGGTGGCACAGAAATGGAATCACTTTCAGCTTTATTAAGCCGTTTAATTCAACGTGTACAACATCCGCCCGCAGGTGGTGCACCACATGATTATGTGCGTTGGGCATTGGAAGTGAATGGGGTGACGCGTGCTTGGTGTTTTCCGCGGTATTACGGTGGCGGCACAACTGGCGTGGCGATTGTGTTAGACAATCAGGCAGATATTTTACCTACCACTCAGGATTGCGAGCGAGTGAAAGCCTATATCAGTGGACACAAGAACACAGTGACGGGACTTTGGGAAGGCATGCCAGCAGGCAATGAGTTATTTGTATTTGCCCCTAAAGTGAAACGATTAGATTTAACCATTCGTCTTGTGCCAGCAACAGAATCGCTAAAAAGTGCGGTCAAATCAACATTAGTTTCTTTGTTTCAAACCTTAGCACCAGGTGGGCTTTTATATCTTTCCCATTTGCGAGCAACCGTTTCTAATGTGATTGGCGAAACAGATAACAGCATTCTTTCGTTGCAATCGGATATTCAACTGGAACGCGATCAAATTTTAGTGTTGGGGAATATTACATGGCAAACCTAACACAAGTGGATTATTTAGACGCCGCATTAAAGTTATTACCAGTTGGCTTGGCATGGAATCGTAGTCCTGATAGCAATATGGGGAAAATTTTATCCATTCGTGCCGAACAATTAGTGCAAGTCAATGAAACTGCCCATCAGCTCGTGAAAGAACGAATGCTCAGTAATGCATTTTTGTTACTAGATGATTGGGAGTTTTTTTATGGACTACCAGAATGTACTGAAATCAATACGATTGAAACACGCCGTGCCGCGTTGATAGCGAAAGATAATGAGGTTGGCTCATTCAATAAATATTATTTAGAAGAATTAGCAATACGCCATGGTTATCAAATTAAGGTGGTAAACCACTATCCGCACCATTGTTTACGTGATTGTGGTTATCCTTTACATCCGCAAGAAAATGCGTGGCGTGTATTTATTTATACGACATCAAAATCTATTAGGAATGCAACGTGTTTGGAAGATGTGAGCCAAGAGTTGGTGTTATTTGAACGCTCTAAGGTGGAATGTTTTTTAAAGCGTTTTTGTTATTCTCACCTAGAAATGATCTTTATTTATCAAGAGGAATGATATGTACGCACTCGACAATAATTCTGGTGTCGTTGTGATGCCAGAAGTGAAAAATCAACAGTTCCAGCCAAATGCGCCGCGTTGGTTTACCGAAGGTGGAAATGGCATTGCGCCGAGCTATCCGGGAGCGGACTGGTTCAATATTGTGCAGGCTGAACTGTTAAATATTTTAACAGATGCTGGGATGACGCCAGATAAGGGGCAATTTAATCAAATTACGCAAGCAATTAGAGCGGTTGTTTCTGCATCTGTAAAAACATCATTGAACGATAAAGCACCTATTGCATCACCAATATTTACAGGTACTCCAAAAGCCCCGACCCCGGCTCAAACAGTCAATGATACTACTGTGGCTACAACCGCCTATGTTCGAGCGGCGATTGCAGCATTGGTCGGGACGGCACCAGCAACGTTGGATACTTTATCCGAAATTGCGAATGCGCTTGCCGGTGACGCCAATGTTAAGGCGACGTTATTAGCCGAGATTGGCAAGAAAGCAAACGTAAGTCATACGCATACCACCAATCAGATTACGAATTTTAATGAAGCAGTAAATGCCGTAATTGATAGCGCATTTACTTATCAAAAAATCGGCGATTTTGAAGTACGAAAATATCCTGATGGGACGATGATTCAGACCTATAAAAAAGTAAATCCTCGAGGCATTACTAATAGATGGACCGAACTACATCAATTTAATTGGGCAGTCTCATTTATTGATAAACCTAAAGTGTGGGCATCTCAAAGTTCAGATGAAAACACAGATAATGCTAACGATAACGCAAATGTATCCGTAACTGTTAATAGTTTTATTAAGTTTAATAATTTCAAAAGTAGTGGCAGTGTTTGCGCATATTGGGAGCTTAACAATGAATATGACGGAGCTTTCAAATCAATGAACTGGGATTTTCTAGCTATTGGGAGATGGAAATAATGACTATGTACTACAAAAACGGCTTTTATGACGACACCGACGGCGGATTTGTGCCGGAAGGCGCAGTAAAAATTAGCGAAGATTTATACCGCACTTTGCTAGACGGTCAGGCACAAGGTAAACAAATCATCGCAGACAAAACAGGCAACCCTGTATTGATTGCCCCACAACCGAGCGCCGCGCACGAGCTAAATCTTGACACATTGCAATGGGAAATTTCACCCGAAAAAATGACCGCACTTTTGGCAGAAACTCAGAATCAACTTATTGCAAATATCGACTCTCACGCGGCCACGATATATAGCACATGGACTCGATTTGAAAGCGAGTATCGTGAGCGACAAGCAGCGGCAGAAGCATTTAAATCTGCAAACTATCAAGGCGAGTGTAGTCGTTATATCACCGATTTTGCTAAACGTGCCGGGCTAGATAATAAAACAGCTACAAATCTTATTTTGACGCAAGCCGCGGGGCTGGAAAAACTACAAATGGAGCTTGCCAACCAACGTATGCGCAAGTATGAACTCCAAGCCCCTAATCTCACGCTTGAGCAGTTGCAATCAATCCATGATGACATCATCAAGCAAATGGATAACTTGATGGAGGCATACCAAAATGGCTAATGTTTATTTGGCGATGTACAAACACAAGCGCGACTGGCGAAAAGAGCCAGTAAAAGCAATGGCAGACCGCATCACTCGATTTTTTACCAAAGGCCAATACTCGCATTGCGAGATTGCCATTGAGCGTATTGAGTTTGGTAACGGATATCATTATGAGCATGTGACAGTATATGACTGCTACTCATCATCGGTGCAAGACGGCGGCGTGCGTTGCAAGCAGATTGATGTGTCCGATAATACCAAATGGGATTTAATCCCATTCAACGATGTCACCGAGGCGCAAATCAAAGCCTATTTTGACCGCACTTCTGGCAAAAAATATGACTGGTGGGGTGCGTTAGGGATTGTGCTTGGCATCAAACAAAAACGCTCAAAATATTTTTGCAGTGAGTGGTGTTTTAATGCGATTTGCGGTGGGGAAAATGGCTGGCGGTTTAGTCCAAATCAACTAGCAGCTATATTTAATAAAGAGAAAAGTTAA